CATCGTCCCTATCAAGCAGACATGTTACGTTGTCTGCACGGTAATACGAAGATATTCATGGGCGATGGTACGGTCAAAGATATCAAAGATGTTATTGTTGGAGATAAGGTAGTTACTTATAACGAAGGACGAAAAAAGACACAATCTTCATATACTGTTCTCAATAAATGGTTAAATGGCACAAGAGACATATACAAAATCACCTTATCTAATGGTGATCATTTATTAGTTACAGATAATCATCCAGTCTTATCATGGGCTAAATCAGGTAAACTAAATCCATTATTCGATTGTCTATCTTTTAAGCGCGATTATAGATCTATTAAAGATGGTCTTTCTATTGGAGATAAAATCTATACCTTAAATAGATTCGATATTTTTGGTATAGATGACCGTAGTGATTTAGCTAAACTACTAGGTTATATTGTTACAGATGCTTATGTGATTAATAGTTCTAGGAAACATGTCGTGGAGTTTAGAAATATTCGCAAAGAATATGTAGAAGAATTTCAACAGCTCCTTATGGATGTTTTTCAAATTAAGGCCGAGATCAAAGAATATCCTGTTAGAATAGATAAAAACAACGTTCATCATAAAGTTCATTGGGGTATAACTATCTCTGGTAAAGGAAATACTCTAATACAGTTTTTGGCTTCTATAGGTTGTACCAACAAATCTAATAGAGAACTCAGTCTGTTAAAATACGCATTTAACTTTTCTAGAACAGCATTAGTGGCCTTTATCAATAGATGTTGGTCTGGAGACGGAAGTATATATAACTATGGGGAAATTACATCTTTACGATTAGCTAGTGGAAATAGATCTTTTCTTGAATTATATCGTCTTCTGTTAAAGAAAATAGGTATTTATGCATCTCATATCTATAAAGACCAGAAGACTGGCAATGGTATAAGTCTAGATATCCGCCGTATAGAAGATATTGCAACTTTCTTCCAGGCATGCGGTCGTATTTATGGCAAAGAAGTACAATCAGATAGAGCCATTATATCTATACAGGCCCGTAATCTATGGAATCGCAAAGGTCATCTTTCTACTTTATCTAGAACTTCCATTGTTGATATTGAGTTTATAGGCAAGGAAGAAGTTTATGACATTGAAGTTGATATGCGACATAATTTTATTGCCAATGGATTAGTCGTCCACAATTGTAGTGCTAGGAGAAAGGTATTTAGAATTGGAAGACAGGCTGGAAAAACAGAAGCAATTGTTGTGTCAATGTTATATCACCTCTTTACTAAACCAGGACTACCTCCTGAAGAGGGATATCAGATTGTAGTACTTACCCCCTATCAAGCACAAATCGATCTAATCTTTAAGCGAATGATGGAGTTACTACGGTCCTCTATTATGACCAACAACTCTATTGTACGTCACGTAAAAGCTCCTATCTATACTATTGAACTAGGTAACGCATCAGTAGTTAAGGGCTTTACCGCTGGTACTAAGAGTGGTGGGAATGCTGATGCCATTCGTGGTCAACATGCTCATATGTTAGTGTTTGATGAAGCGGATTATCTGGCTCCTAAGGATATGGAGTCTGCTTTATCTATTATCATTAACTATCCCGCTGCCTCTGTATGGATGAGTTCTACTCCGTCTGGTAAGAGAGAGAAGTTCTATGAGACTTGTCACTCTAAGGGATGGAGAGAATTCTACTTTAATTCAAAAGTAAACCCAATGTTTAACGATTCTCTAGATGCTATGTTTAGAGAACAGATGAGTCAGATTGCCTACAAACATGAAGTACTTGCTGAATTCGGTGAACAGGAAGAAGGTGTCTTCCAAAACGTATATGTCCAAGCAGCTAAGATGGACTATAAATATGGTGATGTCCCATTCAACAATAACTGGGTATACACCATGGGTGTAGACTGGAATGATACAAAAATAGGTACGACTATTGTAGTTTTAGGATTTGACCCATCTAGAAATATCTTTATGATCGTAGATCGACATATAGTGTCGAGAGACGGTTGGAATCAATTGGCAGCCTGTCAAAAGATTGCAGAACTCAATAGACTCTGGAAACCTATGGTTATCTATCTAGATGCTGGCTTTGGTGGTACTCAATTTGAAGTTCTACGGAAATACGGATTTGACTCTTCTAAAGATCCTACTAAAGGTCCTGGACATGCAGATTCCAAACTCAAAGATATTGTTAAGAAATATGATTTTGGTAGTAAGATAGAAGTACATGATCTATGGACACATCAACCAGTAGATAAACCAGCTAAACCATTTCTAGTGGAATCTACTGTTAGGCGTTTTGAAAGTTCAGATATTAAATTCTCCAAGCATGATACTATCCTCGAGAAGCAACTTCTTGGATATGTCATTGACCACGTTACACCTACTGGAACTCCCGTGTATAAGGCTAGTGATGAAAATACTGGAGATCATACTCTAGACGCCCTACTTCTTTCTGTGGTAGCTTTTGTTCTAGAGGCGACTCCATTGGGTAAGCCTCGATTTCAAACAGGAATAGCCTTTACAGGTTACTTCGGTGAGCGTATCATGCCAGATATCTATCAGGGTGATACTGTAATCAATATCCCTAAGAAAGAGGGAGAAGAAAGGAAACGCTTACGGCCTGAAATGAATCGGGCAGAAGCTCTACAGCCTACTAGTCTACTTGGTACTGCTAGAGAGATGCCAGCAGCACATCTTGGGGCACCAAGGCAATTGCAGTTATGGGCCTTTCCAGGATTTGAAACTGATAGTCCTAGGCCAAGGGTTAGAAGTTTGTCAGAGGCTGAAGCAGATGCTAGACGACGTACAGGAATAATGACACCACGTTTTACTAGTAGACCACGCCGTAAGAACATATAATCGAGGTAAGAAATGGCTTTACAAATTTATCTATCTGCTGATCCAGATGCTGCACTAAGTGTAGAAAGTGCCTTTACCAATCCTCTTACTTTAACATTCGATGGTGTTAATGGTGGGGTGATTGAGAAACGACTCTATCTACGTAACAATGATGCATTATTAGTATTTACCGATATCTCTATTGAACCATTTAATGATGGTGATACTATCATCCAAGTAGATGGATCTGGTGGTTATAGCTGGAAGTTATCCGCTGGGGATCAAAGACCTTTGAACGAACAGTGGGAACTAATCACTGCTGGCGAATCTATTGATCTAGACGACATCTCTGATACTACAACCTATTTACCTTTCTGGGTAAGAGTCGAGATTCCAGCTGGTGCACCAGTTATGTCTTCTCAGAAGATTTCTCTTCGTATTCACGCTACCGAATCTGCAGCTCCTTAGGAGAAATGAATGCCACGGGATCTACCGGCAGACGATAGGGGAATTCTTGAGCAAAGGCCAAACATTGCCTTTGTAGAACCCAGAGTGCTTCCTGTTCCGCCACGTCCTATTCCCGCAGAGTTACCACCAGTAGAAGCAGTTAAGAACGAACTGGCACAGACTAAAGCACTAGCTAATGCAGTTGATGTATTAGCTGGTCTCATTCAAGCTCGAGTCAATCTCAAGGCTAAAGACATGGAGATTGACCTAGACCCTAAGATTGACGCACCAGTTATAGGGGCTATGGCGAGAGCCTACCCAGACGCGGATAGTACAGTGATTACATATGAACAATACATTGCTTGTAAGAATAAGCTCTTAGAACGTGGTGTACAGGTTGCCGATCAAGCATTAGTAAACTCTAATCCAGATGTCATCGCAGAAGCTAGAAAGGCTCCGGTAACAGATGATTACGAAGCAGCTAAAAAGACCGCTCTTTATGGTAGTAAGAAAGCTAAGCGTGGTGGTCTCCGTCCAGAGCTAGATGAGAATAATATGATCATTGAACCAATTGATATGGATGAGTTTCAGAAGTGTATGATTAAGATACTCACCAACTATATTTGGAAAAAGTTCATTAGACCCATTCTCTTTATCGTACTCAATGCTATGATTCCATTCTCTGGGTTTGCCTTACCGAAGAAGCTCACTAAGTGTCCTAAGGGTTTCAAGGTCAAGGAACTACTAGAGGCTGGGGCACCTATATTGGGTGAGAAGAAACCCAAGAAACAGAAGCCTCCCGAAGTTGACGCATCTGCCATTATTGAAAAATAAGGATTAATAGATGTTTCCACCACTAGCTGTTGCAGATTGTAATATCATTACCAAAGCCTTCGAGCGTGGAGCAAACTTCTCTGCCACAGAAGAGTCTGTCTTTGCAATGATGACTCCAATGCTTACAGGGATGCGAGCACAGGCTAAGGCGTTCATTAAGCTAGCTGGTGCGTCAGAAGCCATTATTCCAGATGACGATATCTTAGTAATTGACTCAGATAAGACTATGGACAAACCGGCTCCTTTGTCTTCTCATGCCATAGAAACCTTAGGAGAAACAGATACTTCAGTACAGGGGACTGCTGCTCGAAAGAAACCAAGTGCTGCACAAAAGCTACTCAATGACTGTATTCCTTGTGAGTTTCGTATTGAGGTAGCTGGAGATCTCTTTAAGAAGATGTGGGAAGATATCAAACAGCAGGGTCTCTACTATTTAGAGTATTTCAAGTCTATATTGCAGCAGCTATTAGACCTACTCAAGTTTTGGGATACAGATAAGTACAATATCAACTTATGTAATCTATGGAAGTTCTTTTCTGAGTTCGTTTGTATTCCAGACTTCAGACGTATTATCTCTTTATTAATGGCTGTAATAGTTCTCATGGCCATAGAGATTAATGGTCTTTTTGACATCATCCTAATGCTAGTTGCTCCCCTGCTACTACCTTTCTTAATGGCTCTCATCGCTCCACTAGAACAGATGTTGTTAATGATCATTAAACCAATTGATTGTATTATCAATGCAATAGTAGTACAGATGGAGAAGCTTGATTATAGTGCTATTTTTAATATTCAGGTTCCTACTATCAAGTTAGGGCCGCGTGGTCTCAAGAAGGACCAGTCAGCGCTAAAGACTTCTACGTTCAATAATCCGACTGCTCAAAAGGTCATTGATCAAGCTCAGAGTTGGGGGTTTGAACAGAATATCAATCCAGCCCAGCTCTTTGCATCACATGTTGGCCAAGAGAAAGAGGATCTTGCTGAAGCAGAAAAATGGTTAGATGTTATGCGCCAAAAGGGTGGTAACGTAGATATGCAAGATGCTAAGGCTAGAGAAGAGTATCAGAAAGAGTTAGATCAAGCCCGTGCAGAAGTGCAGGCTAAAAGAAGTGAAGTAGATCAAACCGAAATCCAACAGGCAACTGCCGCTGTACGCAAGGTACAGAAGGATCTTCGTGATGCCCTGTCCTGGGTTATGCAGTGGGTTACTTATGCTAAGACCAAGGTTACCGAATATGTAAATATGTTGTTTGGTGAGATTAAGAAGATCATGGAAAGCTTTTTGGGTAGTAGTGGTAATACTATGCTGAAGCTGTTCGATAAATTACAGATCTGTCAGCTATTAGCTATGATTGTAGCTATCATTGATTTTATTGGGAAAAAGAAGTCTTGCAAGGAAGAAAAGGATGACGTTGTGGCTTATCCTGGATCCTCACAAGGTTCACCTCTAGGAAGTAAGAATTCTAAGGTGTGGACAGATGAAAACGGGGTCACTCATATTGAAGAGGATCCTGCATTATTAGCAGCCGAGATGGAGGCAGTTGTTGGCTCTATTGGCGCTGGAAGAGTTACTAATCCTACTATTGTTCCTAAAGCCAAAGTTATTGGTGATGGAAGCAGTCCATTGGATGCAACTAGGCAGAGAGTTCAGTCTCTGATAGAATTGACCGGTGATGCTACTTTGGATACTACTATAGCTCGAGCAGTAGATGCTATAACCAAGCCTATTAAGCTAGAGTTCAAGTGTCCACTACAAACCTCTGTTACAGATGCAGAGCAAGTAAACAAGTGGATTGAAGAACTGAGTAGTAGGTAAAGGAGATAGTCCTTGAAAATCTTCGGAATAAATATCACTAGGGCTAAGGAACCTAAGCAGTTACATCTGTTTAAGGACGAGATTCCAGAGGTCAAGGCTACGCTACCTCCGGAAATGATTAAGCCTACTTTAATCAAGCCAGTTAAAGATCCCAGTCTTCATTATCGTCAGATGCGATTCGATGGTCGTGGAGCTTTTATTCCATCAGAATATGATCTTACCGAGATTGGACGGATTGAAGATACAGATTCTTATGTACGTCAAGCATTTGATAAGAAGACAGCCCTCATGTTTAAAGAGGGTTGGGATCTTGTTGGCAAGAACCTACAGACTACTAAATATATCAACGCACGTTTTGCACAGATAGCTAGAGCGACTAATAATTCTACTGATTCTCTTTTGAGATCTATTGGTTCTGGTCTAGTCAGACGTTCTAATGCTTTCCTTGTAAAGGTACGAAAGCTCGAGTCTTCTGGTGGTAAAGTTAGACAGACTCCTGGGAATAATAAGAAACTACAGCCAATTGCTGGTTACTTTGTTCTTCCTGCTGAGACTATGGAGTGTAAGTTTGAAGGTAACAAGATTGTCATGTGGCGTCAGAAGATGCCAGATGGACAATACGTAGAACATAGTCCAGAGAATATCGTACATATCTTCTATGATCGTAAAGAAGGGTTTGTTTTTGGTACCCCAACCTTAGTTCCAGTCATAGACGACATTAGAGCTCTTCGTAAGATTGAAGAGAATATTGAACTTCTTGTCTATCAACATCTCTTTCCAATGTTCCAGTATAAGGTAGGCACTAAAGAACATCCATGTGGTACTACAGAAGATGGTCTCAAAGAGATTGAAGTAGTTAAACGTGAAATTCAGTTTATGCCATCTGAAGGTGGTATCGTTACCCCAGAACGGCATGAAATTATTGCCATTGGTGCAGAAGGTAGAGCCCTGAGAGCAGAAGGATATCTAGAACACTTTAAGAAGAGGGTATTCTCTGGTTTAGGAGTATCTGCTGTTGATATGGGTGAAGGCGAAACAGCTAATAGAGCTACTGCCGATAACATGTCGCGCAATATGGTAGATTCAGTTAAGGATCTCCAGCAGGTCATGGAGGCCCTGGTAACAGACATCATTATCAATGAATTATTACTAGAGAGTACATTTGGTGACGATGTCCTAGATGAAGAGAACCGTGTTTCTTTACGCTTCAAAGAGATTGACCTCGAGGCTCAGATCAAAGTAGCTAATCATTACACAGATCTATTTACTAAGAATGTGATTACCTTTGACGAAGCACGTCGACTAGGTCCACAATTAGAACCAATCGAAATGCCTTCTCCAGAAGAATTTGATCAAGGAGAAGATCTTTCTGCTCGTTATCCAGCATGGCATCGTACGTACTGGAAATTGTTTGAAGAACCCAAGCTACTTATTCAGGCAATCGATGAACCCTATTCTCCAGCCGCTAAGGCTGTAGCTAAGTCTAATGCAACCACTATCTCTCAACCTGATCTAGACGAGGCTCAAGCAGCTGGTGAAGAAGTAGCTGAGAAAGAAGCGGAAACACAAAAAGATATTGAGAAGACTAAGGCTAAGCTAAAGCCAAAGCCAGCGGCTAAGAAAAAGGTAAAGAATAGTTACCTCCAGACCACTTACAACAATATGATTCAGGATGTAATCATTCACGTAGATAAGGTAGAACAGTTAGATCTAGACTGGGTTAGTCAGTTAATTAGATCTCAGATGCAGACTACCGTTAAGAAGCTTATTGGCGACCAAGTCCTAGAGTTCCGTAAGGGTTTCATTAAGGTAGCTAATCCAGGTAGCGTACCAATGCTACAGATTTTGGGACAAGCTAGAGGACACTTTACGGAACGGGCTGAACAGTATGTCTCTCGGTTGACTAATAACGTAGTAGCCTCCTTACGTAGAAAAGTTGATACTACAGCTCCTAAGACAGAGATCCTTGCTCAGACTCGAGCTATCCTAGAATCCTTTAAGTATCGTACTGAGTTTATTGAGGATGTAGAACTACGTAAGGCTAATCAATGGGGTAGTCTACAAGCCTGGAAGGCTCTAGGAGTTGTTGGAGATCAGATAGCTATTGCCGGCGCAGAAGGTCAGTGTGATATGTGTAAAGAGCATAACACTACCGGTACGCAACTATCTCTCCTAACCCTAGATGATATTCCTCCGTTCCATGCTCACTGCCATTGTCATTTTACTCAAGCTACAGAAGTAAAGACACAAGATGCAATGCAGTCACAGCTGATATTTGATTTTACGGCAGGCGTTAAGCGCTGTCTCAAGTGTGGAGTATCTGCCTTTCTCCAACAAAATGGCAGCTATTTATGTCGTTCATGTAACTACTCGTTTCTTAAGGACATGACAGGTGGTCCAGATTGTGATAAAACTTCTATAGATGGAAAGGAAACCAATTTTGAAAAATGTAAGATGAAGACCGCTGCTCAAGTTAGACAAAGACACCCGGATTGGTCCGATGCTCAAGTGAACCAAATAGCAGAGGCAGCATGTATTCATCATGTTAGTAATGAAGACGAACCAGATATAGAAGATGGTGAAAAAGTAGATAGCTGTGTAAAACAAATAACAGCACAATTAAAAAAGAAGCATCCAGATTGGAGCGAGAACGATGTGGCATCTTCCGCTTGGGCAATCTGTAACGCCTCTTTAAAGGGGAAGAAATGAGTGGCAAAAATTACCTAAAGGTTTTTGACTTGGTAAGCTTTTCCCTTAGTGATAAGAATCTCATTAAGGTAAAGGATGATTACGAGGGTGCATTTAAGCCCCAGACACCAGGACAAACACACCCAAGTGGACTTGGAACCGTTCCAGGTACTGCTGATCAGCAACAGGCTCAACCAGCTGCTACTGGTCTCAATGTCCGTATTGCTGCTACCCATGCTGGTATCATTACCAGGAATAATGGTTTCTATATCCCGGATAAGATGAAGAAAGGGGCTTCTAGCTTTACAGATAACTATCCCAAGCCCGTCCTTCTGCATCATCAGGAACACGCTGATCCTATTGGTCGTATCATTGAGGCAGCGTATGTAGATACCTCCGGTGTGGTCCAAGACCAGTTTAATCTAAAGACTGGACTTGTGGTTAAAGATAGGCATGGTAAGGAAAAGGGTATTATTAACAGTGCTCTGCTCCAAGATTTTATTGATGGCAAGATGCCATTTGGAATGCAGGTTGATATAATCTGTTCTCTACTTAGAGATAGTCTATTAGAGGATACCCAGTATGACGGACTAGGACATATTCAAGTTGTAGCTAACATCTCCGACAAAACTGCTATTGAGCGACTCTTAGATGGTCGCTACCTTACAGGTTCTGTTGGCGCAACAACAGATAGGGCTGTCTGTTCTATCTGTAAACAAGATTGGACAGATGACGGTAAGTGCGAGCATAGACCTGGATCTGTATACGATGGATCCAAATGTTTTATCATTGCAGGTAGTCTAGTATATGACGAGTATTCCTTTGTGAATGTACCAGCTGATAGACATTCTAAGGTACTAGAGTTACACTATAACGGCGTTAAGGATAGTATTGAAATTGCAAGTGATTTTAACGGCAGAATCTATGAGGTCCGTTTAGGCTTCCCTCAGTACGATTCTGTGACTAAGGAGGAAACAGAAATGACAGTGAAGAAGGATGAGCCTGCTAAGGGGGCTTCAGTAGAAGTAAAAGATATCACTTCAGCTGCTCCTGCTCCTGAGTCAACAAAAAAGACTGAGGAGATTAAGCCAGTTGAGACTTCAGTAGTGACGGAACCTGCAAAGGAACCCGTTGCTATTGAGGACAAGAAAGAACCCGCAAAGGTCGAGCCTGTCGTAGTACCGGCTGTTGAAGACGCTTCCGGTGGAAAGAAGAAGAAGAAAATGAAGGATGACCAGTTTGACGAGTTTATGACTAAGGTTCTAGGGTCTAAAGACCTTACTACCGAAGATCAAGAAACTATGTATGAGCTCATGGTAGAGCAGATTGAAGAAGCTATCGCAGACGGCGAACTAACTGATGTTAAGTTAGAAGACGCTGTTCTTTCTAGCGAAAAGCGTGGCAAGTTAGCCAAGTCTACCTTCTGTGGCCCAGGTCGTTCCTTCCCAGTTCCAGATTGCGCACATGTAACAGCCGCTCGTCGTCTCATTAATCGCTATAAGGGCGAGGGTGATAAGACTAAGATTTTAGCCTGCGTAACACGTAAGGCTAAGGCACTTGGCTGTGATACACCTAAGAAAGATGCAGTTAAGAAGGATGAAGTTCAGAAGACTGAGGAAAAGAAAGGAGAAATTACACAACCCGCAGAAGTAAAGAAAGAAAGCATGAATCATGCAAGAGTACTTCGTATTATCCTGGCAGCTATTGAGGAAGATAAGTTCTATAACCAGGAAACACCAGTATTAAGTGACGACGAGACCAAGCAGCTCCAGAGTATTCTGAAGCGTATGGCAGGTCTTGTTGGTCAGGATAATTTTACAAAGGCTCTCTCTGTAGAAAACTTGGCTATGTCATTAGAGTGTGAACAAGCTCTAATTGACGAAGTTGCCAAGGCAGAGGTACAAGTAGGCGCTTTGAGAGAGGAAGTAGATGCACTCCGCAAGGAATATAATCATCTCTTCCAAGATATGGAAGCTCTTCAAGATACTCTGGCTGAATCAAAGGTAGAAACTCGGAAGGTGAAAGAAGAGTACGTTAGTACTTTAATGACACTAAAAGATGGTAAAGTTGACAAGGAAGCCCTTGTAAAGCTTACCGATGAGGTTCTTACCGCTGAACAGCAAAGGTTGGTTGGAGAGGTTGACATGCCCAAGATTATTGATAAACTTGGGAATGGGATGTCTAGGGAGCCAACCGGAACGGTTGACGACCCTACTGTAGTCCGCGATAATAAGACTGAAGACCAGAAGAGACAGATGTCAGCTCAAGATCTCGG